ATTGATATCTTTTTAATTTATATGATGAAAATGAATCAAAAAGATACAGATAACCATCCTGAAGAAAAACATAAATCTGAAGAATCTGAAGAAAAAGATAAATCTGAAGAATCTGAAGAAAAAGATGAATCTGAAGAAAAAGATGAATCTGAAGAAAAAGATAAATCAGAAGAAATAAAAATAGAAAATGAAGTTCTTCGACAACGTATTCAAAGTTTAGAAGTCGCTGTAAACACATTAGAAATAGAAACTAATGTGTTTAACAAAAAATGTGATGAAATAGATAATCATTTAATTGCATTTATTTCAGAGGTAAATGTATTAATTGATGCGCAGGAACATCGTGATATAGGACATCATACTTCAACGATGTTTGAAGCACGTAATAAAATGCGTCAATTGATGCATAGACGCGAAGTATATAAGGGTGTTGAAAATGTGCCGATAGACTCCGCGAGTTCTTACGCGAATCCAGAGTCCAAGTGTTATGATCCTCACAAATTTATTTATAACGAACATCATCCATATTCTATAATTAATTAAGATTTATACTACTTTCTAATAATTCTCTAATATAATCAGATATATTTTCGTAATAGTTATCGAGTTCGGTATATCTTTCCCAAATAGCTTCTACTATATCATCAATATCTTTTATATCATCGGGAGTGATCTTATCAATATATTCATTTATTAAATCATTCATTATTTTTTTATCGACTTTTTGCCAATTATATTCGGATAAAGACATTTCTTCGTTGGATACTTGTTTACCATTTTCATATATTTCTTTTCCCCAAAAATCACCCCCGGGTTCAGAGTATTCTAACGTAAATTTATATGTATTATATTTTTTTGCGATACGAGAAAGCCAAATGGTGGGCGGACTCCATGCAGTTGAAAAATAATATTCAATTGTAGAATCGAACTCTATATATGACTTCGTATAATTTATATCACATGCATCCCATTTAGTTCCCCAATTCTCACTACACCAATCATTACCTTGCATATCTGGTGGACAGGGAACACATTTATCAAACGTAAGAGGTTTTTCGTTATTTTTATTTTCCCGAAAAAAAAGTTCGAGGGATTCGTCCGTAGTTTCAACTATCAATATATTATCACAATAATTTGGCATTTTTATATAATAATAAAGGTTATATTTCAACCGTTAGTAATTCAACTATAGAGTAATCTACTATATGTAGTCTTTAATTTACTATAGTAGTCCTACATATAGAACATAAATTTCCGGTGTGTTTATTTTGAGTTAAATTTGAAATAAAACAACCGATACATGTTTTATGACCACATGACGGAATAATAATATTAGTATCATTTATATCACATATACAAATGGGACAAGTTTCAGAAGAGGTATTATTTGGAGAAGGAAGTGAATAAATTAAATTATCAATAATATTTAATTTATTTTGAATATGTAAATAAAAAGAACTAAAGTCTTCATTCGTAATATCAGGTAATGGAGATTCGCGAATAGATGGTATATGTTTATATATATGTTTGTTTATTAATCGGCTGGGATAAATATTTCTTTCTAAGTAGTCTTTCATTTCTTGTTCTTCTTTGTAACGAAGTATTAATTTATCAACTTCTTCAAACATATTTAAATCTGCTATAAAGGTAATATAGTATTCGGGAATCAATTTTATCTTATTACAATATTATTACAATAAATTTTATCTTATTATAACAAATTTAATATTTTCAATTAGGTACGGGGAATGGTCTTTCTTGGGTCATTTTTAATGGAGTAGGCATTAATGTGGGTTGATTTTTATAAATATTAAAAGAAGTATGATCTGTTAATTGAGGGCGAAAACAAGGTGCTGGGTTAACTAAATTTGTAGAATTAATACCAAATAAGAAAGATTCGATATCTGGTGCATTTTTGGATAGTTGATTACCAGGTATTTGTCCAGCAAGTAGACCATTACCGGCTAATTGAGTATCATAAGCTGCTCCATATTGCGAGTTCGGATATAAAGTATAATTTTGTGATAATTCAAAATTTCGTTGCTGTAAATTATAATCTCCGGGGGTATTTCGATTTCTAGTGGAAGCCATATAGTATAACTGAATATTTTTTTATTATTTCTTAAACATTTTTTCGATTTCATTAATATATATTTCATTTATGATATTATCATTTAAAAAATCACATATAAATTTATGAGTCAAATAGAAATAATCATAACTGAACATGATGACAAATCCTAATGCAATTTCTTCTGAAAAAAAAATACCAGCCATTTGTTTTAAAAGCGGTGTTAATTTATTAAAACTAGTATGGGATTTTAAAAGAATAAATATTTTATCTATTTCTGAATTAATTTGCTTTTCATTAAATTCGGCTAATCCAAATACTTTTAAAATATGATATCGATATTCATCATCATTTTCATATGTTTCAAACTTAATAATATTATACATTTTATAATATTAATATCATGTGTTTAAATAAATAGTAATATAATTTAATTATATTGTTTTGAGGTATGTTTTTTTGCAAAATCAATATCTCTCGTCAATTCGCGCGAAGGTAATCCTCCACGCACCCATCCTGGATCCGCTGAGCTTTCTACCATATGAGAAGGATTTGTAACTTTATCTTTAACAGCAGGTAATAAAGGAGTCTGTGTTAATTTCAGAAAAGTTTTCTCTGTCATATGATTTACACTTTTTTTATTTGTTATTGCCTCTCCTTGTTGTATTTGAGATTCTACGATAGGATCTACAGCTCCTCTTCCTAAATAAGGAACAGTCGCAAATGGGCGTTGAAATAAGCTAATTTTACATCTCGGATGTGTCTGTATTGTGCCTATTTGTAAATTGGATGACTCATTAATATTACACCCTCCAGCAGCTGAACTATGACCGCCGTTATACATGATGCCTGGTTGAGTAGTAGCTAAATCTATTGGTTTTGCCATAGTACAATCATTTGCAAAGTAATTTTGCAAAGTATAATTACATGCAGCTACATTTTGTAAATTAGTTTGCGATATAGAACAATCATCTAAACCGATACGAGACATTTGATCAAAAGTATAATTAGAAACGTTAGACATATTTATATACATATAAATATATTTTTTTCACTAAATTATTGTTACAATTAATATAATATATATCTATAGTTATCTTTCTCTCTTTGAATATTATCTGCCATAGTACTTCCTTTGGCGGAAGGCATATCTCCATATAAAAATTTGGCATATGCGGTTTGATCATTTGTAACTCTTGTATTTGCAGTAGTAAAAAATGGTCGATTAGATTGATCTAATTCAAATTTATCCCATAAACTACTATAAAGTTGCTTATTTGTGTTTTTAATATCAGGATTCATAAATTGTACTGCTTTTTTAACATTTTCTGTTATTTTCTCATCAATTATAGGATTAAATGATGGAGCAGCAGCTTTTCTATTAGGTTCATCGTTTATTTGTGTAAGTAGTACATTACCAAACGGATTTTTTGTAGTACTTTCTTTGAATTCAGATCGAACTACAGATTCTAATGTAACTGGGTTTATAATTTTCTCCTGTGACACAGGAGTGGTTAAACTATAAATATTATCTTCTTTTACCATAAACTGTTCTTTTAAATTATCTTTGGTTATTTTAGGTTTCTTAAATATAAATAACATATAGATAATACCGATAGTAACAAACCCGACAATCAATAAACGGAAAGACATAGTTAAAATAAATCCTAAAACAGATATTAATATGATAAGCCTAGTAATAGCGTTTAATTTTTGTTCATAACACATATCAGAAGATGGCCATAATTCATTAATATATTCTTTTTTTAATAAAATACTGGGATCGTTCGACCAAAATGGAATTGTCATTATATATATATAAGCTTTTAAAAACTTGATAAAGAACTATTTTTTTAACTTTTTTTTACTTTTTTCTTCTTCTTTTCCTTCTTCTCTTTTTTATTTATATTTTTAGACTCATCATTACTAAATAATTGAATTAATTCTTCTTCTGTCATTTCAGGTTGTCGCATTTCTACTGAAGTAGAGTTAGATTCTTCTTCTTTTGCTTTTCTATTCGCTTCGACTTTTGCTTTCATTCTTTCTTTTTGTTGCGCCAATTTCATATTCCTGTTTAATTGTGCTTCCATTGCACCAGTATTTAATTTACCATTCATTCCCATTTTACTTAACATAGATTGAATATCACCCATTCCTTCCATATTTTTCATTTTACTCATCAAATCAGTTGCTTCACTAATTAATTCACTTTCCTTTATTTCTCCGGATTTCATCTTATTATCTAATTTATTACCTACAGTTTTTACAAGCCCCATCAACTTGGTTGGATTTTTAATTAATCCAGATAAAATATCATTAACGTTAGATCCTTCGTCAATATCTAAGTTCATACTTCCAGCAGTTTCTTCTGCAATTTCTTTAGCTAGACTACCTAATTTACCATCTAACATTCCTGAAATATGTGAGTGTAAATCATCAGCATTTGGAATATTCTCGGGATTAATATTACTTCCTAAATCTTTTTCATCAGTTTTTGTTTCAAATAATTCTTGTATTTTACCAAGAGTTTCTTGTAGTTTATCTTTAAATTCATCTTGATTGATTGCTTCAAAAATTTTTGCTGTATCACCAAATGCATTTTTATTGTCAAGTGTTCCAATTATAGAAAACATAATCAACTGTAAATATTTCCAAATAGTATCTTTTGTGTTTTGAGATATATCAAATTGCCATAAGTTTTTGAAATAAATATGGGGTAAAAATTCGGTGTCTTCAGTACTATCTTCTTTAAACATATCTTCATTTTGATATAAAATAGCAAAAAATTTAGATGGCATTTTCTTTTTACAAAATCCAAAGACAATTTTGGCACTAATTTCGTGTCCTTTATCAATAGCTATTTTTCGTTCTTCTTGCTCCTCAATATAATCATATTCTGAATCACTTTTCCACCATTTATTTATTAGGGGTGCATATTCTGGAAAAGTAGATCGTAAATCCGATACAAAGTCTTTGATTACTTTTAAAAACTCTTGAGGGGTTTCATCCATTTTACTCATTTATTGTAATATAAAACGTTTTTTTTAAATTAAACTAAACTAAAATTATTTATTAAAATATAATTTACATAATTTTGATAAGTTTTGTATATATTTCATGGATTTTTCGCGATTACCTTGTTCCATGTTCTTGATAGGAATTCTTATACGATCGATTGCTTCCATTATTTTTTTATTATTTGGATTATCGGATAAATCATCAGAATAATCCTTATTTAAAAAAAAATCTAGATTACCACTTGTAATCTCTTGATCATATTTTGAGACAATTCTATCATTCCAAACCATAATAATTAGTCTAGGATTCATTTTTCGTAATGTGGTAATAGAATTTTTTGCTGACGTAATATCTATATCATCCGGATAAATGGTCTGTATATCATCAACAAAACTAGTAAAATGATCATTAAATGCTTGTAGAAGGTTGGTTGCCATTTACTTTTACTATTATAATTGTTTTTAAATATTTTATTTAAAATTAAATTAATGGAGGGCGATTTCCGGTTAAATTGGTTAGATCAGAAGCTCGCTGTTGTTGTAATTTTTCTATTGTAAGTTCTTCTGGTATTTTTGATTTTTTATAATCGGTTTCATCTTCAGGGGTTGTAATTGTCTGACTATAATTTAAATCTACATAATTATGCATTTGTCGGACGCCTCCATTCCCTTTTGCTTCGAGTTCTTCTGGATTTTGATCTAAAAAACTGTATTGATCGGATACAACATCTCCAAACCCACCTGAATTAAAAGAAAATGCAGTTGGCTCCATATTATTAAATGTTGCTGCTTTTGTTACTTGCTGTTTTATAGGTTTCAACATTTCTAAAATACTCTCTCCATATAAAACTTTATATCCATCATTTAATAATAATAATGCAGGAACACGATTAATATTTTCAGGCATGATAATTTTTTGTCCATTTTCTAAAACGATAAAAACTTTACCGTTGGGATCTTTTTCTCTACGATCAATACAAATAAAATGAATATTTTTTTGGATATTTTCATAAGAGGATATATTTTTTAATAAACCTTTGGAATGATTACAATAATTACTATAATATAATATTGAACTCATGATATATTTATTTTATCTATTTATTATTTAACTTGTTTTAAAAAAAAATGATTTAATTAATTATTTAAATATAAATGTATAATAGATAATTATGGCTCCTAAGGTTGATATAACTTCAAAAGAAAACGATATTTTATATTTTACATTATCAAATACTAATGTAAGTATAGCAAATTCACTTAGAAGAACTGTTCTATCTGATATTCCTGCTGTTGTATTTAAAACAGCACCTAGTAATAAATCGGATATAAAGATTATTGAGAATACCTCCATTTTTAATAATGAAATAGTTCAGCAACGACTAGGATGTATCCCAATTCATATTAATGACTATGAAAATTATCCGTATAAAAACTATATGTTAGAAGTAAATGTAGAAAATACAACAGAAAACGTTATTTTCGTAACAACCGCGGATTTTAAAATTAAAAATAAAATCAATAATACTTATATAAAAGAAAGTGAATTAAAAGAAATATTTCCACCTGATAATTATACGGGTGATTTTATAGAGTTCTTACGGTTAAAACCCAAGTTATCTTCTGAATTAATGGGTGAAAAAATACACTTAACTGGTGACTTTTCTGTGTCAACTGCAAAAGAAGATGGTATGTATAACGTTGTATCTAATTGTACTTATGCTTGTACAATTGATCCTATTGCACAAAAAACAGTGTTGGATCAATTGAAGCAAACATGGAAGGACCAAGGAAAAACAAAAGAAGAAATTGATTTTGAAACAGAAAATTGGAAATTATTAGATGGGCAAAGAATCGTAAAAAAAGACAGTTTTGATTTTAAGATAGAAACCATAGGGGTTTATTCAAATGAAGAAATTATTAAAATTGCTTGCGAAGTATTATCAAAAAAATTAGACGATTTGGATAAACTAATCGATAATGATAATTTAGAAATAAAACAGTCCGATACGACAATTCAAAACGCGTTTGATATCATTTTAGAAAATGAAGATCATACATTAGGAAAAGTTATCGAATATTATTTATATAATAAGTTCTATATCGGTGATAATAATTTGTTATCCTATTGTGGATTCAAAAAAATGCATCCACATGATACATACAGTATTATTCGTCTTGGTTATAAAAGTCCAATAACAGAATCGTCCATTAAAGGACATTTCAAGGAATGTATTGCTGATGCAAAAATAAATTATAAAATAATTATGAAACCATTTTTAAATAAATAAAATTACCAATAAAATTACTAAATCAATTTCATTATATCATCGTATAAATGAGATAAATCTGGAATTGATATACTACTATAGTCTAGTTTAATAATTTCATTTTTTCTTCCTACTTTAGGATAGAATGAATTTTTTTTAACTGGGGCAGGCCAATGGGTTGTAGTATATTTTTTGTCAAAATATTCGCGTCTTTTTTCTTTTACTATATCTGTGTTAGATTCATGAATTTTGGGAAAATAACAAACATATTGTACATAACGTTCTTCAGAAGACGGAAATCCATATTGGTTTTGGTGAAATAATCGACTATCCCATACGACCAATGATCCTGCTTTTATATGAAGTATTCGTTTTTTATCATTAATTTTTTCTAGATAATCTTTATCTATAAACTGAAAATCTTGTTTATCTTGAATTCCTAGGGTTTTAAAATAATCAAAATGTGTTTTATGAGTTCCTTCATAGACTACTAATGTTCTATCTTTATTTTCAGTAAGCGATACCAAACCTTGGTAACATCGAAAGCCTTCATTTAAAGGGGATTGGTCTGTATGTGTCCAACAAGAATCTTTTTTATTACAGTCTTTTGAAATATAACAACTCCCATCAAAAGATACGATTAATTCGTCGGTTTCCCAAAGTCCTTTAAATATATTTTGTATAGATTCACGCGTTCTTATATACCATGCATGATATGTATGTCCTACCATATAATATTTATATATACCAAATGAGTCAAAATATTTATGCATAATATTATGATCAGGTATACTATTTTGCCAATATTTGAAAGATGACATACATAATTCCACTTCATGTTCACTAAGTACATCAGGTATAATACAATACCCTTTTTCAGCTAACTCGCTTTTAATAAAAGATATTTCCATATTAAATATTAAGGGTACTATTCTTAATATTTAATAATCGATAATCAATTTTCTGTCACACGTTTTCTATTTAATTGATAATTGAGAGAATTTAATAATAACGGAACGTCCATATGATATATATAATCTATAACGGTTTGTTTTGATATATGTGTTTTTTTATCTCTCATACTAGTTATATATAATTTATGTAACATATACATATGTGTACGAAATTGAGGTGTAAATTGAATTAAGGGTTTTTCTTTTTTAATATAACAACTAATATAATTTGTAAATAAAGTATACGTAAAATTATGTATTTCGTCTTTAAAATCTAAAAAATGATATTTATTCTCAGGATAATATTTTAAATATTCTGAAATTTTACCAGATTTTCTAAGTGATAAAAATTGAAACTTTAATTTTGATTGATTTCCTTTTAAATTACGGATTTTTTCATAAACTGGATTACGAATTTTAGTTCTTTCGCCGGTTTGTTTATTTATAATCATAACACCTACTATTTCATAATTTGTATTTTCAGAGCCAAACGTATTTTCCAATTCTTTATAATTATTCCAAGTATATGTCGTCGGAAACTTAATGCCGGTGTTTAGTTGCATAATTTCTTTAATATAATTTATATCACATTCCATAACTATAGGAGATGAATTATCTCTTTGAAAAAAACAATAACAAGCAATTAAATATAGCTGAGGTTTTTCGAAGCGAACAACTATCCTATTATCTGGATGCTGGAGAACAAAACTAAAACAATAATTTTTATTGAGTAAATCTAGATTTAAATTATTCGCTTTTATAGCCTCTAAAAACATTTCTCGGAATGTTTTAGTATTTTGATAAAAAACATTATTGGCGCCTATATTTTTTTTGGTACAAATTTCCCATCCTCCTGATAATCCAATTTTTTCATCCCAAAAAACATTTATCATTGTACCTTCTATAAATTCTTGCGCTACAATATTTGCATGTTTTTCTGGATATTTTCCAGTAAAAATATTATACGAAATAGATTTTGGAGGTGAAAAGCAAATTATTTTATTATTCTGGTTTAAAATCACCGATCTGTATATTCCATATTCACCAATTAAATCATTCGATAAAATATTCTTATCATAATTCACTATATAATATTTAATATTACTTGAAGATATATATTCTTTTTTGTTTAGTTTAAGAGTAGTACAAGAGGTTTTTTTATCATTCAATTGATTGATAAGATGGAGCTTATATCCAAAATTTTCACTCATAATAAAAATATAGCATTATTTCTTTAACTATATTTTTAAAATGAATACAACTTAAGTATATTAATTTCTAAGTAAAATATAGAGACATATGACAAATACAGAAAAAGATAGATCAGTTTTATTAGAATTAGGAGATATCATTAAAATAATTGATACAGAAAATGAAGCCCATGATCAAAATATATTTTTAATAGATTATATTGATAAAAAAAGAATCCAGTTGATTAATACCGATACCTCCGCAATAATCAATTTACCTATATCAGAAGAAGGTGTTCTAGGAAATGGTACAATTGAACAGTTGATTATTTTAAGTAAAGATGATAAAAAAGGATATGCAAAACAAAATGGTCTTTTACCAGGAGTGTTTATAGATATTCATTTTGGCGGCGATTATCCTGCAATTATATCAGGAAATATTAGTAATTTAGAAAATGATATGATTGAAATAAAGACTATTGATAAAGACACTATATATATAAATTTTGATTATAAAGGAATCCCAGAAGATTTACCAATTAATTTAATTGAGATAAGAGATAATCCTATTGAACCTATATATGATGATAATTTAGAAGAACGATCTGAAGAAGAATTACAAAACGTTGCTAATGAAAAAGATGAAAAAGATGAAAAAGATGAGTTAGAAGTAGTAGATATTCAGATGCCAGTAATAAACGCTCGTAACCAACTAAGAGATTTTTTAATTAAAGGCGACCAAATAAAATTTATGGAAGAAGAATTAGGAAAAGTTACGCAGTTCAAAGATGTAGATATAGAAAAAGAGAGATATAGTATTGAGACTCAATTAAATGATTTATTAGAAGATTTGCTTTCAAATATTCCAAATATACAGCGTACAAATAAAGTTTTGAATAATATACATACTGTAATTACACGTTTTAAAGAACTAAGAACACAATTTTCCACCTTTGACCAATATGGAAATATAGAATCAGCTTTGGTATATCAGGCAAATTATAAACCACTGTTAAAATATTTTCAAGATTTTAAACATAATTTATATTGGATTTTACCCGTAGTTAAAAATATTAAAAAGGTATATGACGCAGATATTTCCGCATCTGAAAATAAATCAAACGATTTTATTAATATTAATTTAAATCAAGATTTACATGATATTAATAATTTGATATCTGCATATAAATCAAACGATTATCCTGATGAACAAAACAAATATTCTCAATTATATAGTAGTTTAAACAGTTTTTTTACACCATTTGAAAATATTGATTCAGAAGATAATAATTATTTGATTGATAAAGAAGTTAATACAGATATAAATTGTATAGTTAATAATCTAGAGGATATGTATTCTACTGTCTTCTCACAAAATAATTTAACATCAAAGAGATTATTGATAGAAAAATATAATTTAGGATTGACTAAATTAGAACTCGATGATGATAAAAAAAATATATTAACTATTCCATTAACTTCATCTGATAATATGACTATATCTTCTATATTAACTCTTCCTGAACCAGCAATTCGTTTTTCAAAAGTAAATTTACCAAACACATCATTAATTGATAAAGCACATTTAAATAATATATTTTTAAATTACTGGGAATTTTTAAAAGAAAACACAAAAATACAAAATATATTTGTAGAAAATGAAAATCAAACAATTCTGTTTAATGAATTGAACTATGCAAATAATATAAAAAATTTTATATTAAATAATAATGAAGTAGACGATGAAACCTATAAACATTTTATTCAAACTATAACACCGAAAACTCGCGTTTTATTTAAGTTAATGCAAAAATTTATAAATGATAAGTTATCGTTTGTTGATGTAGTAAGTTATTTAGAGCCTTTTTTGATTTATCCTGATAATATAACATATAAACAATTTGTAGATATTAATGAATTCGTAGAAAGTAAAATATCAGAATTTAATAAAAAATTATTAGAAAGATCGAAATATTTTTATACTATTAAAAATCTGAAAAGTAATCCAATCATTAATAGCATAGCATACCCAATCATATATAATATCAAAAGTAGTACATATCAAGAAGAAGTATTTGATGGTTATGATATCAATATTAGTGAAGAAAATAAGATTAATTATACCAATTCTGAAATTCTTAGAAAATTGATTTTAACTGATAACAATAGATACTATTGTAGCACACTTTCAATACAAACATTACCCTTAATGGTTCCAAACGAATTTAACGAATTATATACTGAAGAAGAAAAAGGTAATAGGAATGATATTAAAAATGATGATAAATGTAATACTTTAAATATTGCCAAATCCTATGTAAACTTAGAGGAATTGAAAAGAGATAATAATATAGATATTTTTTACGATAAAAGGTTTGATAAAACGGATTATTCAATTATAGCAGAGTATGAGTCTCAATTAGTAACTATGAAGGCTGAAGTATTTTCAGAATTTTTATCAAAACAAATACAAAATAAATTAAAATTATCAGAAAGAGATAGTTATTTACTAGTAGAAACACTTCTTACAGGTCATAAAAAGGTACAATCTGGCGATTATGCGTTTATATTAAACGAAAATAGTAATGATACTGATTTCTTTATGAGAAAAAATAATAGTTGGGTATTAGATAAAAATATATCAAAAGAAATAGTAAATATTGATAAAAATGCATCATGTAACTTCAAGCTAAGCTGTATTGACGAAAATAATAGTTGTGAAACACTTACGACAAATAAGTTCAAATTAAAGGAAGAATTGTTGAAAACGATGACGAATGAATTTGATAATAATTACTTTAAGTTACAAGAAAATTTAAAAGAAACAATCGAAAGAGAATTTGAATATAGAAATAGTATAATTTTGGAACTGAGAAAAATAGAGCTTCGGCAACTATTAAGATATAATACACTTAAATATGATATGACTGTAAATTATGATGAACAAAAAGGTGACCAGCTTAAATCACCAAATAGTAAGTTACTTTTTTTAATATTATCTCAAGGAGATTTTGTAAAAGTACAATTTGATATTATTAGATTTGTAGAAAAATTTACAAGAGAACCAATTAGAGATGGATTAGGTCCTTTAAATAAAAAAGAGTCTCCTGCGTGGCTATATTGTAAAGAAACTAATTTACATTTAATGCCCATATTCAAATATACATTAGCAAAAGAATATATCACGAACCAATATAACTATAATACTAAATTGGAGTTATTAATAAGTGAAATTGGTAAATTAAGTGACGATGGTAATTATTGGATAGACGAAAACTCGGGATGGACGATAAAAAAAATAGATGACGATATATCAGAAGGATATGAAGATGGTTTTAAAACAGTTACTCGAGCTACTATGGAAGAAAATATAGGCGATAAAATAATTTTGGAAAAGAGTATTCGTTATATTACTGAAGAAAGTAGAATAATTGTAAATATAGTAAATACAATTTCTTCTGCAATGGGAATAAACTTGGAAACCCAGAAGGAATTTATTATAAACGCAGTTTCGGATGCGCTTAAAAATACTGTTGAGACAGAAGAAGATTATAAGAAAAAAATAAAAGAAATGGCGAATAAAAATAAAAAAATAATGTCTTATAACGATTTGATAAATTCGTCGATTCTATACTACACTCTTGGTATGATATTAATATCTATACAAACTGCAATTCCATCAGTTAAAAGTAGAAAAACTTATCCAGGTTGTATTAAATCTTTCCATGGTTTCCCATTTGAGGGTTCTGGCGACTTAAGCAGCTTAGAATATATAATATGTATAATAAGCGATATCAAACATTCTGGAGAGCCGTGGTATGTGTTAAAAGGGAAAAAAAGTGAAGTTATTTTTAAAAAAATGAAGCTAGTTATAGAAAGTATTTTATTAAATTTATCAGATGTAAAAACAAAAATAATAGAAAAAACAGAATATTTATTACTGAATAAAGAAGAACAAATACCACAAGAACATGATGTATCAAAGTGGTTACAATTCTTACCTCCATTGGTTCCGTTTAAACTCTCAAATTTAACTACTCTTTCTAATGAATTCAAAAATAAGCTACTAAGTGAAATGAAAAGCGGTGCAAAAAGTCAATTTGAAAAAATATTAGTTATTAAAGGTAAAATTATGAAATTTTCACTCGCAGTACAAGAGGCTATAGACGAAATAGTTAAAAAAGAAAGCTTAATAATGTTAAAACAAAACCAAGAACCTTTTTTAGAAAATGCTTGTTGTGCTACAAATGATAAACAAAGGACAATTCAATATTTCATTAAAAAAAATCCTGAAATTACACAATTTAATAAAAATGTGGAATATTTATCGAATTATATGTTAGATATTTATACTTATTCAAAAGGTAATTTATTTTCTACAAATATAAACACCAAAAATATTTATCCAGAAATTACAACTCAATTTAGTGAAGAAATTATTTATAAATCATTCATATATTTCTGTAAATTCAAAACATTATATCCAGTTCCGAGTTATTTAATCCCTCTTTGTAATACCAAACCTGAAGATATATTATTTTCAGGAAACGAAAATATAGGAGAGTTGATTGTTAAATTAAAACAAGACGGCAGAAACTATACGTCAGATGGATTTTTAAGACTAATACAATTAGTATCGAGAGAAAATATTAAACACTATGATACCAACCAAAAATTAATTACATCAGTAACAAAATTAATAGGCGTTTTAGAAATGTTGAATGATAATAATGACGATATAATTGAACCATCATTCAGAGATTTATTAGTAAATAATATTGATACTTATCAAACGGGAAGTGATAGAATAAGTAAAGAAACAAGGGATTTGAATAACTATTTACAAAAATCAAATGAGGATATGAAAAATAATATACGTAATTTTATTATAAAAAATCACTCACAAAAAATAACAAATAATCAAATAAAAAAGGTATTAGATTGTTTACAAAATTTATCTTCCAATTTAAACATAAATGATGATGAAGAAATATATGATGATATATTATATAATAAATTAAACTTTTTAAAAAATTATATCGAAAAATTTCTCTCAGTTTTTCCTAACTTAATACAAAACGAAGTAAATTATAAGAATAATAAAATCGCGGACTATATGAAACTATCTGTTTTTCATAAAAAAAAAATAATACAATTAATATCCGAGTATTATAGTAAATTTCAGGGTTTTTATAGTATTCCTGAATTAAGTAAAATTTTAGATGAAGTTCAAAAATTAGGTAAAAATATCATAAAACTTTCAAACATAACTCCTGTTTTCAAAAATTTTAAAAATAAAGACAATATTATTTATCCAATATTGAATCAGCGAACCGGAATTTATTTATTTGAGTTTTACTTCTTGAAATCTCTTCAATTATTTATAGATTTATCTGAAAATAAAAATATGATTGTATTTGAGTTAGAAAAAAAACATGCAGAAGTAGATTTATTTACAACAGAATTTCTTGAAGATGTAAACCAAAAAGATGAGTCAATCGAAGCGGTTAATACAATAGACAGCGTAGTTATAAATGGATCACTGAAAAAACTGAAAGAACAAATAGGAAATTTATTGGTGGTATATATTGAAATATTTTGTGAGCATAATAAAATAACGAATTATTCTTATCAAGATATCCAAAATAATATATTTAAATTAAAAGAAAGAGAGAAAGATATTATCACAGATCGACTGAAATTTATGAGTGACGAGGAACGCGATGCCGATACTATATTAAAAATAAATAAACTAGGTGCTTGGAATAAAGGTCTACAAAAAGGATTGACACAATACTCAAAAGAAAATTATGACGATGATCGCGAATTTAGAAACGAGATGGCAAAAATAGAATCACGTCTAGATAGAGAAGAACCGGTATTAACAGATAGAAATAGAGATATTTTAATAGACGATTTTATTGATGATAGGGAAAACGAACAAATGATTGAATATGAAGAGTATGATATGTCTAATTTAAATACAGATTATTATAATGATTTTGAAGAAGAGGAATAAAAATAATTTAATAGAATATATATAAGATGAATAAAAAATATTTAAAAGATAATCAAACATTGATAGCAATTATTCTATTTGTAGTTATATTTGTATTGATACAAATATGTAAACCCAAGTTTTTATATGATAAAGACGGTAGTATACGCGAATTTGGTATTGGCTATAAAAATAAAACAATTTTTCCGATATGGCTACTTTCTATAATTTTAGGGGTTTTATCTTATTTAGGTGTTATATATTATACACAGTTAATTTAAACCATTTCACTCATAACAAATGGTTTAAATATTATCTAATATTTTGTATTGTGTATCATCATAAAGACTGTCATTATATTTAAGTTATGATACAGTATAAACTTGATTAGTTGCCTTATCTCTCTTATCAGCAGCATCTTGTTCTTGGTCCAAGAAATCTTGATAATTCTTCTCCATAGTAGCGCTGGAATAGTTACAACCTTGTGAAGACATTTGTAATTGAACGAGCGAAGTAACTAATATTCCAGTATAAATAAACCACATAATTTCACCCACGTTGTCCCTAGTAACAACTAAATCAAATAATTTTTTTTGTATCTCTTGTCCACCCTCCTCACTTTGATACTGTTTTTTCATTAAAGGTTTCATTATTTTCCAATAATTTATAAAATTTTCAGGAACTATTTGGTTTATTAAGATAGAGTTATTCCCGCAAATTTTAATAATAACACTAGCTACGTCTTGCATGGCTTTTTTATCTTCTTCAGAAGCGTTGGGGTTATTATCCATTTTATCTTGAATATTTTTATCAACTAACAGATCGGTTAATATTTTATTTGCCGACGAATATACAAAAAAATAACCAATTACATCCGAAAATGCACCTTTAAATCCCGGATATAATATTAATACGATAACCACAAGTCCAAACATAAATGTCCATGGTAAAAAAGTAACTAAAGCAGCTAATCCTAAGTTTTCAGTCATTTCCCCCCCACATTTATCCGTAATATTATAAACGTTAATAAAATATTGTGAAAGTAATACAGCTATTAGATAAATAGCTAAATTGGTATGAGTATCATTATTAAATTTTTTATACTTATCAGGATCAGAAATAATATCTAATTTCAAATAACTTTTTATCGTCATATAATAACCCACCGTAACTATCAAAAACATAACAATATTTATAGAGGAACTCATATAAATAATAAGTATAATTTATTTTAATAAATTACTTATAAAATATATGAATTTCACCTTTTTTCAAGATATACAAAAACCTAGTTTAGTAGAACCAGGTATAAAATATTTTTTAAATAAATCATTAAAAAATTGTCATGAAATAAAAGAAACATATCATAACTATGTCTTTAATATTGGTATGTTATTTCTATTCTTAATTGTAGTGATTGCTATACTATTTTATAAATATAAGGGAAAGCTAACACCTATTCAAAAAAAAGAAAAGGACATAGAAACTCAAAATTATATTTTATCGCGAATAAAAAATTATGAAATATCTAAAAAAAAAGCGAGAGACGAGTTAATAACTGGTTTACCGAACTGGGAAAATGAAGTAAGCGCATATCGTACTAAATTGATTTATTAGTTTATTACTTTAATTAAATAAAAATAAATATAATTAAGTAATATAGATGTCAGAGGAAGATAGTATATCAAATCAGTTAAATAAATATTATAAGTTAAAAGCTAATTATGAGAGTTCAATATCAGATACAACAAAA